AGAATTGGAGTTTGTACACGAAATGTACGGAGCAACTCCAGCAGCCGCACCAGTCTAACTCCTTAAAAGATAATTACTTTTAGGAGAACATATGCGCAGTTTTGTGTTTGGCAATGGCAAAAGCCGCCTCAATATAACATTCGATCAAGTAAAACCATACGGTAAAATCTACGCCTGTAATGCAGTTTATAGGGAGTACGCACCTGACTACTTAATAGCAGTAGACCCAAAAATGATAGTGGAAATACAAGCTTCTAACTATCAAATGGAACATGAAGTATGGACAAACCCCAATAGTAGATATAAAGATTTCACTGGATTTAAGTTTTTTAATCCCAGTTTAGGATGGAGTTCTGGACCTACAGCACTGAATCTTGCCACACAACATCAAGCTGATGAGATTTATATATTTGGATTTGATTATGAAAGCACCACTGGACTTTTAAACAATGTGTATGCAAACACTCCCAACTACAAACGATCTGAAGAACCAGCAACATTTCACGGTAACTGGACTAGACAAACAGAGACAGTGATAAAAGAAAATAAAAAAACTAAATACTTTCGAATAGTGGAAAATAACTTTTACGATCCACAATGGCACTATCCAAACTTTAGACACGTGACTTATGACAACTTGCGTGAAGTAATGTTGTCTTGGAGTAAAAATGCCTAAAATCACGCCATTATAACATGTATTTTGTCATAATATGTAAATATTACTGACAGCTCACAATCTATAGGAGATTTAAAAATGACTGACCGTTCAAAATTTGAGCAAATGCTCGAACATCTTATTAACGAAGATGAACAAAAAGCTAAAGAATTATTTCATGACATCGTGGTTGCAAAGTCACGTGAGATTTATGAAACTCTAATTTCTGAAGACTTTGAAGAAATGCCAGCTGAAGAACCAGAAATGGAAGCTAGCGACGAATTTTCCGGCGATGACGCAACCGATGACATGATGGGCGACATCGAAGGTGGAGATGAAGAAGGTGGCGACATGGGTGGTGACGACATAACACTAAGTGGTGGTGACGTTGATGAACTACAAGACCGTGTTGTGGACCTAGAAGATGCATTGGATGCATTACGTGATGAATTTGAAAGCCTAATGGGTGGTGAAGAAGGCGGAGATGACATGGGCGGAGATGACATGGGCGGTGATGACATGGCAGACGCAGGTGTTCCAGAAATGGATGGTATGTCACAAGAAATGCCCGCAATGGAAAGACGTGACGATGACGAAGATGACGAAGATGACAAAACAGATGAAGCGTTCATTCGTGAATACGTAGAAAAAGTTACAGCAGCCAAAGGCGGCGATGACGGTGCAAATACAAAGAGCATCGTAGCTAAAAAGAATGACATGGGTGGTACAAGTGGTAACCTAAACAAAGCATTTGCCGACAGTGGCAAAGGTGGAACACAAGGTGGTTTACTAAACCCAAGTACTAAAGATTTGAATTCAGGTAACGTAAATGTTCCTGGAGGCAAAGCAGGCGTGAAGCACCTAAAAACTGTTTCAGGCGGACATGGTGCAGAGAAGAAAAGCACTGGTGACAACGGCGCAAATACCAACAGCCCAATCAATGGTGCTCCAGGTAGAGCGAAGTAATTAGCATATGCAAAAGATGAACTATCTTCGTGAAAACCTCAGCTTTGACCAAGCCCGTATGGTGGTCGAGGCGGATGGTGAAAACGGGAAAAACTTGTACATGAAAGGTATCTGTATACAGGGTGGTATTAAAAATGCCAACCAACGTGTATATCCTGTAGACGAGATTGAGCGAGCTGTCAAAACTTTGAACGATCAAATTACTGGCGGATATAGTGTACTAGGCGAAGTAGATCATCCAGATGACTTAAAAATAAATTTGGACCGTGTTAGCCACATGATTACTGAAATGTGGATGGACGGTCCAAATGGTTATGGAAAGTTCAAGATTCTACCAACTCCAATGGGCCAACTAGTGAGAACTATGTTGGAATCCGGCGTAAAGTTGGGAGTTTCCAGTCGAGGCTCAGGTAACGTCAATGGCGACGGAACTGGAAGAGTCAGCGATTTTGAGATTATCACAGTAGATGTGGTAGCTCAACCCAGTGCACCGGGAGCATATCCAACACCAATTTATGAACACTTAATGGGAACAAGAGGTGGTCTTAATGCCTTGCGTATAGCGCAAGAGGTGAAGGGTGATCCTAAAGCACAGCGTTATCTTAAAGAGAGCTTATTAGGTATAATAAGCAAGCTCCAATAAAAAGGAGAATCACATGTTGGATGTTTTGAAAAATCTATTTGAGAACAATGTGATTTCTGAGGAACTCAAAGCTCAGATTGAAGAATCATGGCAAACTCGTGTAAACGAAAACCGTGAAGCTGTCACTCAAGAGTTGAGAGAAGAGTTTAGTCAACGATATGAACACGATCGTCAAGTAATGGTTGAAGCCATTGACCGCATGGTCAGTGATCAACTAGCACCTGAAATTGCTGAGTTTATTGAAGACCGCGCTCAGTTAGCCGAAGCTAAAGCCAAGTATGCAGTTAAGATGAAACAAGATGCACAAGTTATGAAGGAATTTGTAACTCGTCAACTAGCTTCTGAAGTAAGAGAATTGCATGAAGACCAAAAAGTCATGGCTGATAAATTCTTCAAACTAGAAGAATTTGTAGTAGAAGCACTAGCCAATGAAATTGCCGAGTTTTATAAAGACAAGCAGGATCTAGCTGAAACGAAAGTTCGCTTGATCCGTGAAGGTAAGAAACAACTTGTTGGTATTAAATCTGAATTTGTAAGCCGCGCAGCCAAGATGGTTGAATCTGTAGTTGAGTCTAGTTTGAAGAATGAACTAACACAGCTACGTGAAGACATTGACGCCGCACGTAAAGCAGACTTTGGACGTAAAATATTCGAAGCTTTTAGCAACGAATTCCAAACAAGTTACATTAATGAAAAATCAGAAACTGCAAAATTGCTCAAGGTCATAGACAAGAAACAATTTGACGTTGTTGAGGCACAAACTGTTGCCGTGACAGCACAAAAAATTATAGAAAGCAAAGAGGCAGAGATCCGTGCATTGAAAGAAAGCATGGTAAGAAAATCAACCATGGGTGAACTATTGGCACCGTTAAATTCGGACCAAAAAGAAATCATGGGTGAATTATTAGAAAGTGTGCAGACCGCAAAACTGCATGACAGTTTTAACAAGTATTTGCCTACAGTAATTGAAGGCAATGCTCCGCAGAAGAAACAGGCTCTTGTAGAGGCAAAAGAAATTACAGGAAATAAAATTTCCAACAGCAACCGTAGCAGTGAGAACGACAATAACATCGTTGATATTCGTCGACTTGCTGGACTAAAAATTTAAGGAGAATTTAAATGTCAGAACTACTACACGGCCGTTGGCAGGAAACTAAAGAGGCCCTACTTGAAGGCCTACAAGGTACCAAGCGTTCAGTTATGTCAACTACTCTCGAGAACACTCGCAAGTATTTGTCAGAATCTGCTTCAACTGGTTCCACTTCTGCCGGCAACGTCGCAACACTAAATCGCGTGATCCTTCCAGTGATCCGTCGCGTTATGCCTACCGTTATTGCTAACGAGTTAGTGGGTGTACAACCAATGACTGGTCCAGTTGGTCAGATCCATACTCTACGTGTTCGCTATAGCGATACAGTAGCAGGTACATCTGGCGCCACAGCTGGTGAAGAGGCATTGAGTCCATTCAAAATTGCTGAAGGTTATTCCGCAGGCAAGACTGATAACTCAGTAACAGCAGCCGCTACAGCAGCCTTAGAAGGTGCCGCTGGTAAGCGTATGTCTATTCAGATCTTGAAACAAACAGTTGAAGCTAAGACACGTAAGTTATCAGCTCGCTGGACTTTCGAGGCTGCTCAAGATGCACAAGCCCAACAAGGCATTGACATCGAAGCAGAAATCATGGCTGCTCTAGCACAAGAAATTACTGCTGAAATTGATCAAGAGATTATTTCTTCATTAACTACTTTGGCTGGTACACAGAATCAACAAGCATACGACCAAGCTGCCGTTAGCGGTACAGCGACATTCGTGGGTGATGAACATGCTGCCTTGGCAGTTATGATCAATCGCGTTGCTAACAGAATTGCTCAGCGTACACGTCGTGGCGCTGCCAACTGGGCAGTTGTAAGCCCATTAGCATTAACAATTCTACAAAGTGCTACAACTTCTGCGTTCGCAAGAACAACAGAAGGTACATTTGAAGCTCCTACAAACACTAAGTTTGTTGGTACATTGAATGGCGCAATGAAGATTTATGTTAACACATATGCCGCTGACACTGCTAAAATACTTGTTGGATACAAAGGAACTGCTGAAAGTGATGCAGCCGCCTTCTACTGCCCATACATTCCATTGATGAGCAGTGGCGTTGTTCTTGACCCAACAACATTCGAACCAGTCGTATCATTCATGACACGTTATGGTTATGTTGAGTTGTCAAACACAGCAAGTTCTTTAGGTAATGCCGCTGATTACCTAGGTACAGTTACTATTGATAACGCAGTATTCAGCTAATCAACATACCGAAAGGTTGTAGATTATGAAAGGGACTCTTCGGAGTCCTTTTTTTATTCCAGCTAAATACATAGTAATGATTCACATGGGGTGAATTTTATGCGGAAATCCAACCGCGTACGGTCTAGAACGCCGTTATTTCTTAAGGAGAAAAAAATGGGACGTCCAGTAAATAAAAGAAGATTTGGTCTATTAGACGATGGAACAAACATTACAATTAATTGTAAAGTGGGATCAAATGCTGCCAGTGCTCAAGGCATGATTTTAAAGCAACGCTCAGTTAACAAATTTAAAGTTGATGACAGCAAATTAGGCACAGGCAATAAAGGTGTTTGCACATTAGTAAACAAGGCAGTTGGTGCATTAAGCGCAAATGAAATGTCAATTGACGGAGTAATTGCAGGTGGCGCACAAGGCATTAAAATTAAAAAACTTTACAATCGTACTTGCAGAGATTTCAGCAACAACAAATACAAGTGGGTAGTGTCAGACGATTCAACAGTTAGTTTATTAGTACTAACACCTATCTAATATGTCAAAAGTTGTCAAAGTACAAGATGGTAACTATCGCATAGTTACACAACTTAATGGTACAATTACTTTAGATACCGGGGCTCAACTTGGTAGTGTAATTGTTACGGGTGATTTAGTTGTATTGGGTAATACCACTACAGTTGATTCTGAAACTTTGACAATCAAAGATAACATTGTTTATATAAACGTAGGTGAAACTGGCAACGGTATTACTTTAGAAAAAGCGGGACTTGACATTGATCGAGGAAATCGTGGTGTGGTAAGTTTTTATTTTAATGAAAATTTATCTCATATTAAAAACGATGGCACGATTGGTGTTGGGTCTTTCAGCTTGATTCATAGTTCAGGTACTGAAGTAAATCAATTATCAGGATTGAATGTAGGTTCTTTAAACACTCAAATAACTGGCGGTTGGAGAGACTTGACAATATACACGGGCCCAACCTCGGGCGGTGGAACAATTTCAGTTAGTGGAACACCAGATTATGAATTGCGTGTCACAGATGATGATGACATTCCAAACAAAAAATTTATTAATGATTATGTAGCGGCATCTAGCGGATCTGCACTAGTTGACAAATTTTATCGATATAATAGTGCAACATCAACTGCATACAACACTGGTGGCAGAGCGTATGACACTGGCGCTGGTGATGCAGCCAGCAAAATTGTATTTGAAGTTGACGGATTAACTCAAGGTCAATTTGATCTAACAGGATTTAGAGTAAACGATATAACAATAAAAGATACTGCAATTAAAACCACAGTATCAAATGCAAATTTAGAATTACGTCCAAACGGTAGTGGTCTAGTGCAAATACAATCAGCAGTTGCACTAGCTGATATTGCTTCAGATCCAAGTTCAACCAGTGGACAAAACAAACTATACAGTAAAGCAACGCAAGGCCCAGGAGGCACTGGAATTAACTTTATAAACGCTACCACATCTGGTGAGTTAATTAGCAGTAAGAAAGCGTTGCTCTACGCATTACTATTTTAAGGAACCAGCATGGCAATCGCAAGCACATTAATTACAAGTACCCCAACAGCAATTTTCACTTGCCCAGCAGGTCAAGAATTTGCCTTAACAACCATGTTCTTTTGTAATTATAGCGGATCAGATGTTGTTTTACAATCATTAA